AGGGACAGGACGGACTAAGGAGTCCTGTTCCTACTTTTCCTTCGCGAATTATTTTATATACTATATAAGGGTTTGACTGCTCAAGAGATGATAGTGTTTTGAAAGTGGATTAGAAAGCGGTCTGATTGGCAATATACAAGCCGCTGTCAGACAATATCTTGTTAGCTTTATGAAGGCGTTTTAGATACCTATAAAAGGTGCTTTCCGATACTTCCAACTTTTCTATGATATGACGACATAAATCACCCGCCTGCCACTGCTTGCTGCCCATCTCGGTTAAGAACCTTTTGTCGTCAACCGCCTTGTGTGCGCCTGGTTTCTTTAGCTTATCTGGATTGAGCGCAAAGTTAGCCTGGAACAGTGGATAATGCCACTGAACTACAAAGCTATCTACTGGCGGGAAGTTGCGCAGTGTGATGTCACAAGTGTAAGTCTTCTCATCCTCCTCGTGGGCAGTCAGAACGACCAACGTATCTGGATTACGGGCGAACACGCCCGACCCACTAAAGCGGTCAATCGACTCTGACCCACTCTTGTTTCCCTTGCTAAAATGGTGTGACAGAATGATCGACAGATTGTGGCGTGTGGCTAGGTACTCAAACTCATTCATTAGGCTTGACATGTCCCCCGCGCTGTTTTCATCCCTCTCACCCATCAGCATATAGTTTGGATCAAGGATGATGGCTTGGTATCCCTTGCCTTCAATCTGCTTCTCGATCATGGGTCGAATGAGGGTTAAGTCGGCAGCGTGGCCTCGGAGCGTCCATACATCAAAGTCATCGGCCTTATCCTCTAGTCCCTTGGCTTTGATAACATCGGCTAAACGATTACGGAACGACCACTCTTGGATCTCGAAATTGATAAACAACACCCGCGACATCTTGCACTGCTGCCCCCACCAAGGCACGCCAGCGTGTAGTGATAAGGCTAGGTCAATTAAGCTCCAACTCTTAAAAGCCTTGCTTCCTCCACCCAGCAACATCTTCCCGCCTCTGTGCAACATTCCCTCAATTAACGTCTCTGGTGCGGGCAAGTCTTCCTTAACAAGTTGTGCATAAGATTTAATCGGCGGCCACTCATCGGTCTTGGGTTTGATACCAAGTGCTACGGCTGGTTCAATCATTTTCCTCCTTTGCAAAACCAAAGCAGGCTTTGCATCTTGTCGTTTCTTTTTGCCCCAGGAATCCTAACGGGTTGGCTGGGTTTGAATGTTGCAGGATCGCATCCCAAAGGAATAAGAAAAGCTTTTAACTGATCCACCCATTCATTCTTAGGTGGCATCTCAAACCATCCATGCAAGCTCTTTCCGCCAGTATCCACAACGGCGTGTAGCTTCATGCTAAATAAATCACGCATCAGTTGGAACACCGCGCCCATCTCTGGCTTAGTCAACACATCAGACTCGACAACGAGGAACACCCTATGTTCAACCGTGTCATTGGATCTGCTAACCGTATCCAGCTTGTAGGTCGCGCCAGTAGTGTACTGCCCGATTGGTTCGTCCAGCTTCCGCCAATCCCAAGCTGACCTAAAGTTCTGCGGATGCCTGCCGCTGTCCTTGACATCGCCGATCCAGATATTGTCAGCGACATTAAACATCGAGAGGAACAAGTGATAGTCCTGCGCTGGATCGCCTAGCTTTACTGGACTCTCCTCGTACATATCGGCTGGGTCCCAATTGTAGTGGGTCAGATAGCGTTGCTTGTTTGACTCAGCAATCGTCTTAATCCTATCCAACACCTCGGCATGCGGATCTTTCTTGATGACCAACTTCGGTACGGCTGTACCACCCGACATAATGTTGACTGGCTTGTAAAGCACATCGCTGGATATAGCTCGGCGCAGCTTGCGGTTAGCCTCATCACGATACGGCGTGCAGGAAGTATGCCAGCAGAATATAGTCGGCGCGCCATCTACGAACACCGTTGTGTCACGGATGCGGGTATGGCTGGTATGTGCAGCCTCACCTGGGCACTTGCACAGCCCGTGATTGTCTGACTGCCAATCCACTTGGCCTACAATCTCTTCAGCTTGCCGTTGTGCTGGGGTCATTTCCAGAACCTAAAAATTCTTGCCTCTTCGAGAGCCTTCATAATTATCGACGCATCGGCGTTATATCTTTTATCATTGAAATCATTATTCTCATCACAACAATCTATCCTTGCCGACCTTCCGTTAAACTCACATCCAAAGCAACCACAAAAAGTGCATTGACAAAACATATAACCACAATCCCAACCACCGCACCCAGAAGAGCATTCGTACTGTCCAGAATTACCAGTCCAATCATTGATTGCGTGATTCTCGTAATCCTTGACACTACCCAAGATTGCAATTCTTTTATGGAATCCAAACATCTCAACCTTCTTTGAGTCGTAATCGGATATGATTATATCTTTATTTGATGGCTTAATCTCAAGGTATAAATCCTTATCAAACATTCCGCTTTTAGGTATAAAGAAATCTGGCAAGTATTTTATTGTTTTGCCCCCATCCTTCATCTCGTAACCTTGTGGCTCATATTCAAAATCAATACCAAGACAATCCAGAAACACAGCCCACCTAGCCTCGTTCTTCGATCTGTACTTTACAGAATTATATTCAGTCTCTATCGCTTTTATTGTTTTCATCAAAATTCAAACTGGCTGCTGATTCAAGAGGGGAACAACACACTATGCAGACACCCCGCCGCAGGATCTCCCTGCGTACCACATCGCCAGTTAGTTATTTGCTTTCTAGCTCCATCGCCTTCTTGCTGGCCTCAACAATATCCTGCGCTGTTATATTCCGCAGGGCGTTACACCAGTATTGAGTTTTCGGGGTGCGATTACTCGCATCCTTACACTTGGCCTGCGGCAAACCAGCGTGCGGTCGGCAAGGCGCGTGCGGGCAAGTATCGGGCTTGAACACTGATACGTTCTTAGGGTAGAAACTAACACGATCTTTTGGATCGTATGACCCCCACAGCGACACACACGGCGTATCCAACCCCGCAGCCATGTGGTTGACTGAACTATCTGGTGCGACAACAAAGTCAGCCCCGCTGATAATCGGGAACAGCGAGCGCACAACCTTAGTGCAGTTAAATAAGTCAATCACTCGCGGGTGATCCACCTTGAAGTTATGCGAGTTATCTAGCCCAATAATAATGGCGTGATGTTTGGGGTAAGCCTCCAGCAACGCAAGCACCGCTTCTTGCCCCATCGTTGGCGGGTAGGTGCGGGTAGGACCGCTAGACGAGACATGGTAGGCAAAGTATGGGTCTGGCAACGGCAACTTGCCCATCGCCTTTAGTTCCTCATGGTCTGGCTCGATGAGATGCAGAACTGGCTTACAATACTTAGCCATCTTCTTCTCATCCCACACGCCCATCCACTCGTAGATCCGCTGGTAGCAGTTGCCACCGCCAGTGCCTAGCTTAGTATTGCCAACCTGACCGCTAAATAAATCATCGGTGCATAGATGAGCATCATAACTATCAAACGCTTCCAGCGAGCAAGGCAGCGGCCACAGCTTTGCACCCAGCCCAGCGTATAGAGGCAGATTGCGTGCGGGTGCATAAACATCCACAATCCCACCTGACTCCTGCACCAAGTAGTTGACGAAAGCAGTGGCGATGATTGCATCACCAATTGCACCAGCGCGGTAGACGGCTGTTGCACCGCCCATCGCACGTCCCTTGTAGTAGGGCTTAATCTTATGCGGGCAAGGGATTGAATCATCCCAGATTGGTCCAGTTAGCTCATCGGGCAAGACGTACGTGTTGCGCGGATGAAGCATATTGTCATCGACCTTGTGAATTGCGTTGGTATTATTTGTCCATAGTTTCATTTGGTTTTCTCCTCTATAATAGAAAGCAATACAAGAATTACTATGAGTATTGCAATCACTACAACAGCCACAATAAGTTTTCCTATTGCCAATCCTGCTCCGACAAGAATCCATTCTTTAATTACGTTCATTGGTGTTCCTTTCTATTGCTCCGCTTTACTGCGTCAATCCTTTTTACACGCTCTGCATCTGGTAGGCGTGGCTCACCAGCTCTCTGACGCAATTAAAGTATTCGTTCTCATTCCACTCATAACAAAATATCTCGGACCTAAATCCGCCAGCTTCGACCCACAGCCTCCATCTATATCCCTGCTCATCCCATTCCTTCTTCACTTGCATTGCCAACTCATCCTTGCTTTTCATCTTCCTCCAATATTTCTTTTGCAATCAAAGCCACCGCATCGACCATCGCAATAATTCTAATAATATCTATTGCGTGACCGTGAGAAGCGCGATCCCTCTCTACTGCAAGCTTGTCGCGTGCTGTGAGAAGGATGTCGCGCCCCCACTTGAGCCTAGCTTTAGACTCGACCAGCATTACGAGCCTGACCGCATCCGAAACTTACGAGGCGATTTGTTGCTCTTCCCAGCAGCAGAGAGTGCTATCGCA